TTAAAAGTAAAAGCTCTTGAAGAGCAGGGAAATTAAAGTGAAGAAAACAGTTCGCAGTGTTACAATTCAAATCCAAAAGTTGTTTGCTGGTGCAGGTCAGCCAGTAACGACAGACATCAAGGTTGACCTACTGACCGATATCCCAGGCTATGAACAAGTGGTAGAAACGCATTCAAACTTGGTTGATACTGATGCAATTATTGCACAAGCAGTTGCTGCTTTGCCTGATGCACTTGGTCATGACGGAGCGTTTGAAGTTCAGATTGCGCCTGAGCCCGTTGTAGAACCAGTGCCAGAACCAGAGCTGCCGCCATCGGCAGAAGAGTTGGCAGGCTAAGATGGAAGGCGGCATGGTGGAAGCTGGGGCGATGTTTGCCACACTCATGGCGCTCATCAAAGTGATAGAAAAACTCGTCGACAAGAAGATGAACAACGGTGGACCTAAGCCAGTTCAAATTGATTTAAACCAAGGTGAACTGAACAGCAACATGGGGGCGATGGTGGAATGTATGGCGTCGACTACTCAAACCCTTGAGCGAATCAATGATAAAATTGACGACGTGCATGAAAAGTCCACCAAGATTGAAACCCTGACGGGCACAATTGACGGGCGCATCAAGGACATCCAGGACGTAAGCCATAAGACTAAGAATATGCTGGAGAAGGAGCGGATTGCTCAGCAGGTAAGAAAAGAAACACTCGCAGAATTGCGAGATGAGAGGGGATCTCAATGATTAAAGGTAAGACTAACGGGCTCAAGAGCAGTGAGTTCCTGCTTACTATAGCTGGCCTGATTTGTGGCGCACTGGCAGCAGTGTTTGCAGATAGTGAGTGGGTAAAAATCTGTGGACCAATTGCAGCAGCCGTTCTGGGTGCAAGCTACAACCACTCACGCGGCATGGTAAAGAAGGCTTTGACCGGAGCAGAGGCGGTGAAAGCCGTGGGAAAGCAGAAGGACTAGCCAATGTTGTGGCGGCAGGTTTGGCGGAAGCAGCGAATCTTCCGGAAGATACGGTTGATCTTTTACTCGGTGTTACTGCTGGGCCTTCTGGCCCCAGGGGTATGGCTAACGTGGATCTTAAGCTTGGACATGATATCTTCGCATTTGCCAGCGGAGAGTTCGCAAACAGTGGAGACTGGACCGCAGCGGCAGGTCTAAAAATGAGGTGGTGATATGCCGGTAAAAAAAGACTCACGATTGAAACGAGCCGGTGTTAGTGGCTACAATAAACCCAAACGAACACCAAGCCATAAGACCAAATCGCACGTTGTTGTTGCTAAGGTTGGTGATAAGGTTAAGACGATTCGGTTTGGTCAGCAGGGTGTTACCGGTGACCGCAAGATGACAGCACGGGCGAAAAGCTTCAAGGCCCGTCATGGCAAGAATATAGCCAAGGGCAAGATGTCAGCGGCTTATTGGGCGAATAAGGTGAAGTGGTAATGGCAGCAAAACGAAAAGGTCTTTACGCGAACATTCACGCAAAACGGAAACGAATCAAAGCAGGGTCAGGCGAGACAATGCGGAAGGTTGGGAGCAAGGGTGCTCCTACGGCTAAAGCATTCAAGAAGGCTGCCAAGACAGCCAAGAAGAAGCGGAGAAAGTAATGCCACAGGGTAAGGGTACATACGGAAGCAAAGTTGGACGACCGCCAAAGGCTAAGAAGACTATGCCTAAAAAGGTCAAAAAAGTTAAAGCCAAAAAGAAAAAGTAATGGGGAAGGTGGGCCAATACTTTTCGGCGTCAGAGTTTGCCTGCTCGTGTTGCGGTAAAACTAATCCCGCTCAGTCGCTCGTCACGGTTCTCGATAGCGTTCGCAAACAGCTTGGCCCACTAAGAATCAACTCATCTTATCGCTGCGAGAAGCACAACGAGGCAGTGGGTGGCGCGTCAAAGAGCTGGCACCTCCCGCGAGATGGCATCTGCTACGCCGCTGATGTCACTTATGTTGATACCACAAAAAGGCATGGCGCTTACATGCTTCGTCTCTACATAGAGCTAGAGAACGCAGCTCGCAGATTAGGCACTGGTTTTGGGCTGGGACTTTACGAGAACTTCGTACATTTTGACACGCGGGGAGCTTCCCCGGAAAAGGCAAAAGCTGCCAGGTGGTTCAAGTACAATTGGCCTCGTTGATTCTTTGAAGTAGAGCTCTACCAACCTGATAAGCAACTGCCGGTACAACGGCATTGCCAAGGGCTTTTAATCTAGCCACCCGTCCGGGAAACCCATTAGGTATGACTGGACAAAATCGGGGTTCAACATTCCCCCCATGACCTCCGGCAATTGAGGCGTATGTCCATTCTCTTTGCGCCCCTTCCCGCTCTTGAAGTCCCTCGCGCTGGGGGTTGGTAAGATCCCTTTCTTTGCCATCGTCCACAGACTGGGCTTGCCTGCCTGCTTGAACGTTGACCCGTCTGCTCGTGTCCCGTTTTGACTTGTCCCGTACTGGCTCGCGCTCGGGGTTGGCAGAATCATGCGCCCCTTCCCGCCGTCTTGTTTTGCCCAGTCCGTCAGACTCGTTCCTGCGTTGGCTTTGCTGTTTGCCGTGTTCCTGCTCCCGCTTGACTTCGCGTCTCCCGCAGTTGGGGTCGGTATTGTAGGCGATGATAAAGAGCCTATCGCGTCGATGGCACGCCCCGATGGATGCTGCGCTGATGCAATCCCATTGTGCATCGTACCCGCAAGAGGCCAAGTCTCCGAGTACGGTTCCGAGCCCCCGAGAAGTAAGAGCTGGGACGTTTTCCACGATAACGAATCGGGGTCGAATCTCGCGAATGACCCTGTGCATTTCCCCCCAAAGGCCGGACCTTTCCCCAGCCAGACCGGCGCCACTTCCCGCCAGGCTGATGTCTTGGCAGGGGAATCCTCCGCAGATGATGTCTGCATATCCGAGATTGTTAGCTCCAACTGTTTTGATGTCATCGAATCGCTCCGCTTCCGGCCAGTGCTTTGCAAGTACGTTCCTGCAAAAATCATCCTGCTCAACTTGCCAGATTGTTTTGCCGACACCCGCAACCTCGAGACCTAGCTCGAGGCCACCGATGCCAGAGAAAAGACTCCCTATTGTAAGCATGAGATGCCCCACCTCCTAGTAAATAATTTTTCATAGGGATTTGATAACCATTTACGTCGTTGCGGAGGTGGGGCAAATTTCATAACTCGTCTTGCTTCTTGCTGCGCTGAAATCGTGCAACTTCTTTCTGGATGCCCTTGCTAAGCCTGCGGCGAGTCGTCAGCTCAATCCCGACTGCAACAAAAAAAAGAGCAAAGGCAAGAGCCAGAAAGCAAAGTGCAAATACTATACCGCCCATTAGAAAGGAGTCCCGCCACCGCTAGGTGCGTTCTTGGGCGTCATAAACTGCATCTCGTAGCCGATGATGTCGGTCGTGTAACGAGTGTTGCCTTCCTTGTCTTGGTATTGGCTATACTCAATGCGTCCCTCAATGTAGACCTTCTGACCCTTTTTGAGATACTCCCCGCATACCTCTGCCTTCTTTCCGAACATTGTGACCTTGTGCCACTGGGTCGAATCTTCTCCGTCTTTTTTCTTCTGGCTAGTGGCCAATGTAAATTTGCAAAGAGCTGTGCCCTGTGGCGTGTAGCGAATTTCTGGGTCTTTTCCTAAATTTCCAATCAAGATCACTTTGTTTACTGACGACATTCTGTCACTCCCTGATGTTAGATTTCTGTTGACGTTAACCGCAACAACACTTAAGGTCAAGACAGGACTAACAGAAAAGGAGTTCTTATGGAACTGAAAGATTCTAAGATTTTATCATCAACGGACCATGCAGCCATCCAGGGCATGCATAAATGGTCGAGCAAAAACGGTATTTTCAGGCGCGTTGTCTTTGGCGAGGAGAAGCAGGGCAACACGGATATCTTGGAGCGAGGCTTGTTCATGGAGCACGGGCATTCGAATATGGTTGCCAGCAACCTTTCAAGGAACGGGTACAAGGTGGTCCTTAAAAGAGCACCTACATTGTTCTATGAAGTGGATGGTGTGCCAATGAGACTTACCGGCGACTACTTTGCCGTACCATCTTCGCGCCACCGCAAGGCTTTGTTTGGGGTAGAACTTAAGCAGGCGCATGGCCAGCAACGCGGTGCGTGGGGTGAGGCAATGTCAGACGATGTCCCTGAGATGTATAAAATTCAGGCAATTATGCAGTGCTATAAGTACGGGTGGCCCTTTGTAATTCTTGACGCCGATTTCAGTCACCATGCTTTATCGACGCCATTTCTTATCCACGCCGACAATGAGCGAGCCGCGCAGATTGAGCAGGATTCGGTTAAGTTCTGGAAAGACCACATTCTTACAGGCATTGCGCCAGAGGTGGATGATTCGGACGAGTGCCGCAAGACGTTGCTTGAAAGAGAAAGGTTTCTTGACTCACAGCGTCAGATGACACCGGAAGAGATTGAGCACGCAAATCGTATTGTTGAAATTGTGACGATGCAGGATGAGCTTGATTCGGAAAAGAAGAAATTGCAGAACAAGCTAATCAAGTCTTCTGGCTCATACGAGCGCCTGACCCATCCCGTATTGGTTGGCGATGGTGGCAACGGTAAGCTTGTCGA